TTATCCATGGTTTACTCCTTCACCTTTGTTTCATTCATCATGAATGCTACCGTTAGCCACTGGGCTAAACGATACGCACCTTCAATCTCACAGTAGCCGCTGCAGGGTTAACTGCCTCAAGCGCCTGACCCACTACCATTCCCGGGTTGACATCCGCGCCGCCGGCCAAATTGGCGTCAGCTTCAAATGCCGCCTCAGAAGAGGTTCCCACTGCTTCGACAAAGATGTACTCAGCCGCATCTGAGCTACCGTTGAGGGCAGCAACAACCTGCGCAATAGTACTCTCTGCTGCAGATGTGTTCTTGAACGTACAGGTAATCACAACCACGCCGGGTTTCGTTGTGTCGTCCACAGCCACCACTTCACTGCCTGCGGTTGCTGAATCACTACCAATCAGCTTGATGTTGATTGCATTACCAGCAACTCCGGGGTTACGGGCGGTAATCTTGAACCCGTTCTTAGCATCGTCTTCCAGCTCCAACACTGCCGTAGCAAGTGCTTGGGTGTAGGCCTCAAGGGTCCCATCCCCAGCGCTCTGGAGGTACTGCCCCTTGACCACTGCCGAACCGGTCAACAATGCGTTGACTTGGTCCCCGCGGCCCGGAATCCAGCACTGGACCCGATTGGTTGCCACGTAGTCATCATCAATGCCCTTACCCTGAAGCTCATCCTCCAGTGCGAACATTGGGAACGCGCTACCGCCCTTGGCGTTATGGGCGGCTACCTTACCATTGGCATCAAATACCAACAGCATTCCCGGGGTAATGGTCCCCGCTGCCACGTATTCTTCAATTACATCCGAATACTTTTTCAATTTGATTGTATTGGCCATAGTCTACTCCTTCAATCTTCCGTATCTTCAATCAATAACGCATACGCGCTATTTGCTAGCCACAACGCCCGGGGGCAACAGTACGTCATCCGCACTGGTATTGGACTGGACCTGTCCACCGGCTACTGAGTAATCAGCAGTGGGCTTGACAATCTTGGCCAGCTTCTCCAGCGCTTCATCGGTCTGAAGCTCCAGCTCCTCCTCAGAGTACACATCGGTATTGTCCAGAATGCTCTGCTTGAGGGTAGCGCGGTGCTCCCGGTACAGCTTCATGCCGTACTCCATCTGATGCTTCAGTCCTTCCGGGAGCTGGTCCAAGTACTCAGCTTCATTGAGCTGGGGCTTGGGGTCCTTCTTCACGGCGGGGTCCTGTTCCTTGTTGACCTCTGGGGCAGGGGGGTCCTCCTCAGCGGGGGCGGTGGGAGCGCCCATTGCGGTATGAACCGCAATCAATCTATCCAATCCAGCATTGTCCAGCTTCTCCAGCCATGAGCGGTCATCTTCAGTGAAGTGCTCCATAGCAAGGAGGGCTGTGACCTTATCCGGACATCCACATGGTTTTGTCTCTGTGTTTGTGCCCATCTTTCCTTCTCCCTTCGTTCTTACGAACTTTGTTGTTTTCTGTTCGGCATTAACCTGCGGAACAGCCACATACTCCACCTGACGCTTGACTTGGGTTATCTCATCGTTGAACTCCACTTGGCCCTGTGCGTCAATGGTATAGCCCCTCCGGTAATACTGGGCAGGGCGGCTGTCGCTCGTGCTAATCCGGTATACAAAGGTACCATCATCGAACAGTTCCTCAAGGAAGTGCAGCTTGGCTTCATTGTCCATGGAATCCAGCTTTGACTGAACCCCACGTACAAGCTCCAAGTAGCCTACCTCATTGACTTGAACTTCCCGTGTCTGCGTAGGGGTAATATGAAAGCCAGCCGCTTGGAATGCCTTCCAAAGCTGTTTATCCATTGCATTACCTCCATTGTCTATGTCTTCAAAGGCGCTATTGGCCCGAAGGCCGCACCCGTCTGCCCAGCTACAGGCCCCGCGCGCATGTGGTAGTAAGGCAAGATGGTCGGGCCGGTAGTTGTGGCTGATGGCTGTATACGTTTCACCATTCCACGCTCCTTCCGTAGGTTCATCGTCAGTAAAGGCTCCAATACTGACGTCCATCGGGCGGCCCGCTATGAGATGGGCTAACAGCTCCGGTTGTCGGAACTGTAACACCGCCTCATCAAGCCATACTTCACCCTTCAGTCGGTTATCACTATCATCAAAGTGGGCATTGTATACCCGCCCCAATACCTCACTCTCCACAATGGTGGGGTCATTCGCGCTTACGTTCTCCCCATTCCGGGCGGGGTGGTTCACTAGCACTGGGATACCATTCCAAGCGCTAGGATGGCGCCCCAGTTCATCAGAGGTATGATACACAGGCCCGTGGCTACCGCAATGGACCCCCTCAGCCATCATCACCACCGGTATAACCAGATGGCGGCGGCCTTGGTGATTCTCATACCGTATGGTATAAGCGGGTTGGGTGGTAGTTGTATTGAACTGTATATCCTTTGTCTTCATAGCTAGCGCTCCTCTACGTACATGACGGCATTCTCCATCCGTTCTAATTCCTTGGCGGCTTCCTCATCCCCCTTAGCCGCTCCGATTCACGGCGGCTGATAGGATAGGCCTTGCAACGGCAGTTAGGGTGTACTGGTATCATCCCTTCAATCTCATCAAGAGAATAGCGGGTGCCTTGGAGGGAAGCGCAAACATCACAAACCTCCGAATCCCCCGCGGTGCGGAACTCTGCCTGAACGTCCACGCCCTCTACCCCAAAGTTACGCATCTCAGTGATATTGGCTACGTGATGTGCGCGTATCACCTCTGTACGGGCTATCATACGGGCCCGGCGCTGGGCTGGTATGAACCGCCCCAGTGTATCGGTCAGCTCAAGGGTCCCCCCGGTACCAGATATGGTCTTATTCAACAACCGGGCTATATCAATGGGTCCCTTCCCGTCCACAATTCCCTGAGCAAGTACCTGACTCATCTGGGTTGCCATATGGTCAGTTACATTCCGGAGGTCATTATAGGTCCGGGTGAATATGAGACCGGCCCGGTCTGCGTGTACGGGCTGGTTGAATACTGCGGCCACCCCGCCTTCAATCTCCGGTACGTCATACCCTTCCTTCAGCATATCCCGGCGGGAATCCGCTATGCCCTTCTGATAGGCGCTGGTGAGGTAGGTATTCATCCAAGAGGCCTCAACCCCGGAGCCCACACGGCGGCCCGGCATTACCACTGTTTCCAGTAGGTTGTCGCTAGCCGCCTGACGGAGCCACGCAATAAAGGCCTCTACCTTGTCGGCAGAGCGCTCAAACGCAAATGCCCGGTGCCCCGGGAGCCCTATATTGGCCTGTACGCCACTAGCGCCACCGCTACGCAATCCGAAACAATCCTGTTCCACGATAGCCTTACGCACTAGGCCCCGTAGCACCCTGAAGCGCCTATTCATATTGGCCTCAAAGCGGTTACGGATGCCGGTGGTCTGGGTAGGGTCATAGCTATTGAGGACCTGAAGCTGGTTAGTGTGGATACAGGTATGGGAGTGGCGGTGGGCTATCATTCCTCAACCTCCTCCTCCGGTTCTTCTTCCAGTTCCGGGGTAGGCTCCCCCTCAAGGTCAACATCCTCAAGCGGCTCCTCCTCCATCTGCCTCTCAATGTACTGATTGATAAGTTCAACGTCATCATCCTCAAGGCCCAATATCATCTTGAAGAACATATCAGGTGGAATGGTCTCATAGGCCATCGGGGTGCTTAGGTAATCCTTGAGGCTCTGTACCCGGAGGCGGCCCAGCTCTGCCTTCTCCTTCTGGCTAGTACTCCAGAGGTCCTGCCATTTGACCGTATAGTCACGTAGGGCCATCGCCTTGCGCCCTTTGGAGGCGGGCTTGGGTAGTACCCCATATTCAATGAGAAGGTCCACAAATGGGTACAGTATAAGCGGCTCCGCGAACTCCTCACGGCGGCTTTGCATAGCCTCCAGCCAGTTGTCCCGGTCCTGTGAGCTAGCTAGTTCACCGCGCTCTGAGCCCGTCAGTATCCTCTGTGGGATACCGGTGGCGGCGCTTATCATCTGAATCTGGATGTCCACGTGGCCCTTAGGGTCAGCCACCTGTGAGGCCAGTTCCTTCATATCAATACCGGAGGATACCAAGAACCGCCGGAGGTTATGCTCATACTCATCCAGCTGCGTCTTCAGGGCCTCCTTAGTTTCATCATCCAAGTCCGCATCTGGGGATACATTGCCATAGTATCCGGGCCGCGCTCCCCGCCAGAACATCTCAGCCGAACCCCCGACCAGTTTCTCAAGGTCCTTCAGCCGGTTGAATACAGGCTCCAGCCGGCTACGGCCTATGAAATTGCCTTCTAGCAAGCCCTCTGCAACGTGGAGTATACGGGAATAGTGCACCTCAAGGGTCTCAGTCTTGTTCCCTCCGGGTGCTGTTATCGTCAATGAATAGGTCCGGGGTAGGCCGTAGCGCTCATTGGCCGGGTCTGTTTCATAGGTATGGATGGTGGCGTTGTCCTCACTGAGGGGCCGTACATAGAGGAGCTGCAATGAGCCCCCCTTAGCTACGGGCTTGGATAGGTCCCCGCGGTTCCGTACATCACTGAATCCCATGAACAGTACTGCGTACCGGCCCAACCCCGCTAGGGTATCCAACCGGATGAAGTTGCTTTTCAAATGTAGCTTACGCTCCAGCTCCAGCCATTTCTTCTCCAATGGGGTTTCTTCATCATCATCGGCCTCTAACAATACAACCGGGCCCCTCCAAGTGGTCTTGATGGGGCGGTCTATGATAGCCGCGGCTATATCCTGTGATATATACTGGGCGTAGAAGTTGGAGAACTTCGGGTCACGTTCATACCCAAGGGCCTGATAGATGTCCCGGGCTCCGGAGTATTGGCTACCCCGGAGGACCCGCATCATACCATTCCGGGCCCAGCCGATTATCTCCTGCATTGCCTGTATCTGGCTAGATTGTATTGATGGCTTTGTAGTCCGTTTCATATCACTCATAATATCCATGCCCTCTTACCGGTGGCCAGCTTGGCAAACGCGCCTGAGGCTGCATCCACTTGGTCCTTGTAGGTACCAAATGGGAAGTATCGCAACTCCTCAGTGAAATCACGGTTCCACTCCCCCTGTACCAATAGCACATTGCCTTCATTGACCTGAACTGAGAACGGGTCAGCCCGGTAGACCTTATCACCTACAGGCCGCTCTGCACGGTAGCTATACCCTGCACAACGGCGTATGGTAGCCTCAGCACTTTCCTTCCCCCCGCTCCCCGGTTCCTGTTCAATCCAGCCCTTCACTGATACGCCATCGGCCTCCGCGGTCTGACGGATGATAGCTTCACGCATATCGGTACCCCACTGACCCCGCTTGACGTCCCATATGATGAACTTACCGTTTTTCAACCGGCTCATCTTCACACCAGCGGTAAATGCACCGCCGCCTTGGGTACCAGCCTTGTCCCAGTATCTAACCGTTGCAACGATATCAGCAGGGAAGATACTGGAGGATGATACCACCTGTATATGGTCTACAGTAAACATGCCGCCACCCGGCGGTACCGGGTTCTGACCCACCTGTCCAGCGTAGCCATACTGACCAAGGTCAACTTCCATATCCTTCAATACGGGCCACGGCATCCTGTGGGGGTCTAGCAAATCATTGATATAGTTCATCGCTAGGCTCTGGGGATGCAAGTGACCACGGTAGTTGCGTATTTCGCCGGGTAGGCTGATATGTTTGACATTGGCCTTGTTCTTGGCTAACATATGTCCACTAGGGTCATCCTGATGTAATCGCTGCATTATCAGTATAGTAGGGGTGACGGCCTTGTTTATCTTCCTTGTTGATAGCGTTTGCTCCATCCATCGGTTTGCGTTCTTCAGCTCTGTTTCTGATACAGCCCGGTTTGGGTCCAGTGGGTCATCCAC